AGCCAGTGCCGGGTGTAGCGTAGTTGTATATGGCTCTCTACACAGATCAGGAAAAATGTACTGTTAACCACATTACATATATAGTGGTTTACACACAAGCTGGGTCGCTAAATGTGATCACAAATGTGGGTGTGTTTGGGTGCATCTGCGGATATGGGCACTTAAGTGTTGGCTATTTGTGATCACAAAAGTATGGCAAGTGATGTGCCTGCACGAGTAGCTGTACTGTGGCAACAGTGTCACACTAAATTTGTTTCTCACGAAGATATTGCTTGACATGTGGTATGAATATGTGTAAAACTATATATAACACTTAAACTAAGATTACACTTAAAGTGCTTACATGTACAGTGTACACTTAGATGTTTCTATATACTAACTTAGATATACACTTATCTGTATATAATACTTAGAATGAATAAACACTTAGGTAACACGTACAGTGTTACACTTAAGTGTACTATCCCTGAAAGGAAGAATACGTATATGCCTCGCAGTTTACTGCGGGGAGCTTTGTATTTTTATAGTTGACTTCTATGAAAAAATCAGTAAAACTATATACAGACAATGTTCTTGAAGAATTTTACAAGCATCTAATGGATGGTAATCTTGAGGACTTACATATTCCGCACAGTGATGTATTCTACGTGAGAGAAGCAGTAAGTGCGCACTATGGCCGTACCTTTACGTTAGAAGAAGTTGAACGTGCCATGAGACTAGAAGGATGGACAGATGGACATGAAGAATGACAAGAAGGGTTTGATGGCATCCTTTGTGGTGGGCATGGATATTGCTCCTGACATTGTAGATGCTAAGACCAATGCAAAGAATGCTGAGATGGTTGTACGTGAGTGGAACCTTGGCCCTGAGACTCCCTCTGAAGTACCCGGTGAGAATGCTGAGTACTGGCGTGATATGGCAGACAGATGGCAGATTGAAGAGGCAGAGGCACGTAGACGTATGTGTGCTAACTGTGAATACTTCTGCAATACTCCCGGCATGATGATGGCTATGGAAGATATTCCCTTCAACGAAATGGATGAAGGTGCAGGTGGCAGAGGTTACTGCAAGAAGTTCTCCTTCATTTGTCATAACCTTCGTACATGTCAGGCATGGGACAAAGGTGACGACTACTATGGCTAAAGATCCTAGACTGGAACGTGCAGGTGTCACTGGCTATAACAAGCCTAAGCGTACACCTAATCATCCTACGAAGTCTCATGTGGTTGTAGCCAAAGAAGGTGATACGATTAAGACCATTCGTTTTGGTCAGCAAGGTGTGACTGGTGCAGGTAAGAATCCACAGTCAGCTAAGGACAAAGCCCGTAAGCGTAGCTACTATGCACGGCATAATGCACAAGACCCTAATCCTAGCAAACTATCTGCTCGGTATTGGAGTCACAAGGTCAAATGGTGAGGATACTATAATGGCAGGAATTGGTAGACTAGCTAGGGGTATTGCAGGCGGAAGCTCACGTACTCCCCGTAGAACACGTCCCGGTAGTGGTGAAAGTGGTAACAGAGGTGATACACCAGAGTTTGCTGAGCGTGATAGACGTGCCGCTGCAGAGCGTAGTAGAACACGTGCTAACCAAGAGCAGGCTAGAGCGACTGAAAAGCGTGGTGCTATCTCTAATGTTCCAGTTTCTGCAACATCAGTTAGACGTGCAACGACTATTCAAGAAGTTAATATGCGTAGACGGCAAGTAGAAGACATGCCCGATGGTCGTGGTAAGTCTATGCTTCTTGATCTTCTTGATCAAAGAGAGAGACAAATTCGTGCTATGGACACGGCAGATGCTGATCGTGCTTCTCGTCGTAGTGCACAAGCTAACCGTGATCGCACAGTCAATACTAAAGAGAACGTGACTCTTCCTTCCATGCCTTTTGCTAAAGGTGGCATGGCTAAGAAGTACAACAAAGGTGGGTACGCTAACTGTGGTGCCTCTATGAAGCCTGACGGTAAAAGAAGGAAGTAAGATATGTGGCTAGCTGTCGTAATGTACTGCACCACTCCAGATGTTACGACATGCCAAGTCATAGCAAATACTGAGAAACTGTATTACTCTGGGGAAGCATGTATGGCAGATGCCACAGATGTAGAAACTGCAATCCTTCTGCAAATGATGTATGCCAAAGCTGGATGTTTTAAACTGGGTGAGTCTGTATAATGCCTCTTACGAAAAAAGGTGAAAAGGTTAAAGCTGCCATGAAGAAGCAGTATGGTGCCAAGAAAGGTGAGCAAGTTTTCTATGCCACCGAAAACAAAGGCAAGGTCAAAGGTCTAGTTAAAAAGAAGGCTACTAAAAAGTGAGTCTTACTTCTTATCCTAAGTATACCTATATTGCAGAGGGTGACGGTAACGTAAATCTTTACGGTACTGCTCTCGACTCTTTTGGTAGAATTAGGGTAAGTGAACCCTACACACTCTTTGACAGTCAGAACCGCTATGTAAAAGATCCTCAGTTTGATGAATCGCTGACTGGAAGTGCTACAACTACCTTTGTTGCTAATGAAGGTGTTGTTGATATGGATGTTACCATAGCCAGTGGCGACAAAGTTATACGACAGTCTAAACGCAGGTTTCCGTATCAACCCGGTAAATCTTTGTTAGTACTAGCCACATTTGTAATGGATGAGGCACAGACAGAGCTTCGCCAGCGTGTTGGTTACTTTGACGACAACAATGGTGTTTTCCTGCAGCTTGATGACGATGAACTTAGTTTTGTGCTTAGATCATATGTTACAGGTTCAGTTGTAGATACCCGCAAGGTAGCAAAGTCAAACTGGAACATAGATAAGTTTGATGGAACTGGCCCTAGTGGTTTGACCCTTGATATTACAAAAGCTCAGATATTGTTCTTTGACTTTGAGTGGCTGGGTGTTGGTTCTGTTCGTTGTGGCTTTGTGATTAACGGTAAGTTCTATCTTGCTCATGTTTATCACAATGCCAACTTGATTTCTACCACCTACATGACCACTGCAATCCTGCCAGTGCGCTATGAGATTGAAGCTAAGGCTGCTTTAACCTCTGCAGCAAAATTAAAGCAGATTTGTTCTACTGTAGTCTCTGAGGGGGGCTACCAACAGAAGTCAAAACTTCACTGGGCTAGAATGACTACAGATACTACGCTCAGCACTTCCTTTGAACCCCTTGTGAGCATACGGTTAAACGCAAGTAGACTAGGCGCTGTTGTTCTTCCTGCAAGGTTTATTGTCCTTCCTCAGACTTCTCCTGCAGATTATGAAGTTGCTCTAATTAAAAATGCAACACTTACTTCTGCATCTTACACTACAGGCTCCTTTACCAACGTAGACTTTGATGTGGCCGCAACTGCACTGTCTGGTGGTACAATCGTAGACGTTGTATATGTATCTTCATCTAATCAATCAGGTGGAAGTCTTGAGCAAGCTGTTGATTATAACTTTGACTTACAGTTAGGTGTTACGATTGGTGGCACTAGTGATGTGTATACTCTAGCTGCTCGTGGTCTTAGTGGTACTCCAGACATGATTGGCGCATTGGCATTCTGGGATTTGACAGACTAATGGAACCTCGCAAAAAAAGAACTGTTAGCAAAGAGTTGACCACAGGGGATTCTGATATCTACACCTGTCCAGATCTTTTTGATGGGGATGTTCACAGTATCATTGTAACGAATGCTTCTGCAAATGTAGTTACTGTTAGTCTTGATTGGTATGACAGTGATACAACAACATACTATACCATTATGGAGCAAGTGCAACTTAAGCCCTATTCTTTGGTGCAGTTAACTGAATACCCTCTTTACTTGCGCAGACAAAATAAGATTCGTGGTTTGGCTAGTGCTGGATCAGCAGTTACAGTTACTGTTGCGGTTGAAGAATCTTTTAATGGCGTGGCGAGATAATTAAAGTATGACAGAGTTGCAATAATTGCAATAGTATGGTATAACTAAGTATGTTATAACTACTCCTGTTGGACCATCTGGTCCTTATGTATACACAACAGGAGTTAAAAATGCTGAAGCGCATTTACAATTATTTAATTAGCTATCAAGAAAAAAAGGTTGCACTCTGGCAAATTGACAACCTCAGTGATGCACAGCTTAAAGACATTGGCTATACACGCAGCCAGCTATACGAGGCAGTATATGGCAAGCCCATCCAAAACAAAGTCAAGAGTAAACGAAGCTGGCAACTATACAAAACCAGCAATGCGTAAGCGTTTGTTTGAGAAGATTAAGGCTGGCACCAAGGGTGGTAAGGCTGGGCAGTGGTCGGCTAGGAAGGCACAGCTTCTTGCAAGTGAGTACAAAAAAGCAGGAGGCGGCTACCGTGACTAAGAAGCTTACAGTAGCTGAGAAGTACAGGCAGCTTAAGGCTCAGACTGAATCTGCTGGCATGAAAGTAGAAGAAGTTGATGGCAAGATTGTTGTCAGAAGAAAACCTAAGAATAAAAAGTAATGCCTACAAGTATTGAACTTGACATTAGATCTTGGTCTGAGCAAGTACTAGAAGTACCCAATGCACACCTTAAGGGCTTACCTGCATGTCCATATGCTAGGAAAGCTTGGAGAGATAACAAGGTACTCGTAACTGAAACTCAGAACATGAGTAGCTGGGCTGACCACTATTGCCATCACTTTAATAAGTACAACAAAGATTTGATTATTGTAGCTTCTTATAACCTACCTGACATAGATGACTTTAATAGTTTTATTGAAGATCATCTAAACGCCAACTATCCTAAGTTACACTGTATGGGTTTTCACCCTGAGTATGGAGCAGAAGATGCTGAGCTAGACTTCTTGCTAGAGAATGACTGGCACAGTGAGATAGAAGAAGACTACTGCATGATTTTTATACAAAATCTAAAGCTTGTAGTAGAAGCAAGTGATAAACTAGAGCCGCTTGGTTATTATCAAGCATATCCCAAGGAAGAGTACGAAGCCTTGGTAGTACAGCGAAAAAGGAAATACCTCAATGGCAATGAAACCCCGTAAGATGAAGCGTGGTGGCACAGCTACCACAGAAGATAAGAAAAAAACAGGCATGATGCGTGGTGGTATGGTCAAGAAACCTACCGCCATGAAACGTGGCGGCATGGTTAAAAATAAAAAGTAAAATGACTAAGAAGGCACCACAAAAATCTTTGGATAAATGGACACGTCAAAAATGGCGTACCAAAAGTGGTAAGCCTTCTGGTGAAACAAATGAACGTTATTTACCAGAAAAAGCCATTGAGTCGCTTAGTAGTTCTGAGTATGCTGCAACAACTAAAGCTAAGCGAGAAGGTACAGCTAAAGGTAAGCAGTTTGTGCCGCAGCCTAAGAAGATTGCAGAAAAAACCAAACGATTTAGAAGAACTTGATTGAGGGTGCTATGGCATTTAAACTTTCCAAAAGAAGTCTAGATAAACTAAAGGGTGTACACCCCAAACTAGTCACTGTTGTAAAAAAAGCTATTACATATACTACAGTTGACTTTGGCGTTACATGTGGTATGAGACTTCTGGAAGAGCAAGAGCGTCTTGTTGCTGCTGGTAGATCACAGACAATGGCATCCAAGCATCTCCTTCAAGCAGATGGTTACTCTCATGCTGTAGACCTTGTTGCTTATGTCGATGGTGAAGTAACTTGGGAACTCAATGTTTATGACAATATCTGTGATGCTATGGCTAAGGCTGCAGATGAAGAGGGTGTAGCTATCAAGTGGGGTGCCGCTTGGTCTGAGGGAGACATTCGTTTTTACAAAGGTACGGCAGAAGATGCTATGAACGAATACATTGATCTTCGTAGATCGCAAGGGCGTAGGCCATTTATCGATTCGCCTCACTACGAATTGATGTAATTATACTAGTTGCAGGGAAGTTTAAATATGACCACTGAACAATGGCCCCTTACAAAATCTGTACCTTTAACTTTTATTTTTGCTATACTTTTGCAAACAATGACTCTTGTTTGGTTTATTGCAAATCTGAATAGTAACGTTGAAGATAATGCCAGAGAGATTGTGCGACATGAAACACGCATTCAATCTCTTGAAACAGCAGTTCAAAGCCAAGCCGTTGCAGTGGCTCGTATGGATGAAAACATTCAAGCTATCCGCAGTATGATTGAGAATCTTGTCAGAGAACAGACAAGTAGATGACGCTGTGTGTTCTTGTCTTCGTAAGCTATGGACATCTTTTTATAAACAATCAGGGAAGTTGGTTTTACAAATCTTGTTACTATGATTGTGGCACACGGGTACACAGGTGGTACGACAAAATATACCGTGTAGATTCTCAACACCTTTGCCCGAAGAGCTACTATGATTGATCCGTTTACAGCCCTGTCCGTAGCGAGTACTGCGGTATCCCAGATACAACAGCTACTGTCTGCAGGCAGAGATGCTTCGGCTGCTATGTCTAAGTTTGCTGGCGCTGTAAGTGATATTAACTACGCTGCTGAGAGAGCTAAGAATCCTAGTATATGGAAGACGCTAACTGGAAGTGCTGAATCTGAAGCCATAGAATTATTTACTGCACAGAAAAAAGTGCAGGATATGCGCCAACAGATAGAGACCATGATTGGTTATACTTATGGTGAAAAGGGTTTGGCTGAGTACAAAGAAACCCTACGTAGAGTTAAGAAGCAACGAGAGGATACTGTCTACAGAAAGCAGAAGATAAAGGAAGCTTTGTTATTGTGGACAGTTGGAGTCCTTGCTACGCTTGCTGGTACTGCTGGATTAGTGGCTGTAGTATATTTTCTTGGCATTCAGCAAGGAAAGTGGTAAGATGAAGATAACACCTGAATGGCTAGACAAGTGGCGCATCTGGCCTCGTATGATTATCACTCTGTATGGTCTTGCGTTTTATCAGACAACAAACTGGTTTATGAACCTATCTGATCCTACGAATGCTCAAGCTGGTTTTGTGTCTGTTGTAGTTGGAGCAGGTGCAGGTTTCTTTGGAATATATGTGAATGGCAGAAATACTCACACGATTAATCACACGTCTAACTCCACTGAGACTTCTACTCGTTCTAGTTCTAGTGAGTATGACCGCTAGTTGTTCTGCCATTAACCCATTGGGTTTTTTATCTGGTGGTACTAATGTAGCGGCAAATACACAACTAGGTAAAACAAATACACAAACACTTGGTACAACTAATAATACAGACGCAGGAATTAAAGCTACGGGTGATGTAGAAAATATCAACCAAGACTTCGACTCTGGTAACAAAGTAGCAACAGACAGAGTTGACAACCTTACCATTAATGAAATACCTGTTTGGGTTATTTTGCTTTTAATCTTAGGGTGGCTGCTACCAACTCCAACACAAATTGGGCAAGGAATTTTAAACTTGTTCCGTAGAAAAAAATAGGATACACTATGTCTAGACAACTTACAGATAAACAGAAAAAGTTCTTGGACGTTCTGTTTGAAGAGGCAGGAGGCGATGTTCCTACTGCTAAACGTCTTGCTGGTTATTCTGATGCCACGTCTAGTACAGAAGTAGTAGCCTCTTTGAAAGAAGAAATCATTGACGCTACCCATATGTACATGGCACGTAATGCGCCGAAAGCTGCTATGTCTATGGTTGGTGCGCTTTATGATCCTACTGAACTTGGTATTCGGGATAAGATGGCAGCAGCCAAAGAGCTTCTGGATCGCACAGGTCTTGTAAAGACTGAGAAGGTGCAGGTCGAAGCAAAGGGTGGCGTTATGTTGATGCCAGCTAAAAACCCAACAGAAGAAGATGATGACTAAGAAAACAGGAACATGGAAGCTTCCTCAACCCACCGACATTAAAGAGGATAATGAATGGGTTCCTATTCCTCGTATCTCTAGGACAGTACCATTTGGTTACTCAGTTGATCCAGATGATGAGTATGTGCTGCTACCAATTCAAAGTGAATTAGATCTGCTTGAGAAGGCTAAAGAGTATCTTAAGCAATATTCATACAGAGAAGTGGCACATTGGCTTACTAGAAA